CTCACGGGTATAAGAACCTAAGGGTTTAACTTATACTTGCGTTGAACCTTATTACCTGTAGGTTTTCTCAACCTATTGTTAAATAGATTAAGTTACCACATTATAATAATTCGACAATGAAATCACTATATAATTTATTAAAAATTATAAGGACGTCATTGGTTGTACTTTACGGTTGTAAAGAACTTCGAACTATTGTTAATAGGTATCTCCTATATTTCTCCCAGATTCGTAAAGAAAATGGGTTACCTTTTGCTATTAAGCATTTTAAGGTAATCAGATTACATATCACTAGATATATTTGTGGGAAACCACTTTATATAAATAGCGATCTTGTGTCTGTGAAATACGGTTTTCCTAGTCGATTCCTTGATCTTAAACGGTTTATTGACCGTAATAGATTCAATCAACGGAAGATGATGGCTGTAATGATGCTAATATGCTTTTCAAGGGCTATTATCCCAACTAAGGCAGAAAACAATAAGAGACCATTTCGGTACTCTGTTGCTTCTATCATTAATGGGAACAACAAAAAGCCTTATACTATTCCTAAAGAATTTATTAACAGATTTGTTTTTGTTAATAGATTCCGTGGTTATTATAAGGTAGATATTCAAAAGGATGCCTACTTTTCGATGAAAAGTAGCCCCTTTGGTTTATCTATTGTTAGTACTTGATATAGTATATTAGGTTTACCATACTCTTTAATTCAATCAATAATCAACCTTACAGGTAATGATTATCGTATTGATCATATTTATAATTTTTCTTTTAAAAATTATGAATTACTTAAAGAGAAGAAACTTGTTAAAGTTTCTCAACCTGGTAAATTAGCATTAGTTTTTGACGCTGAACTTAAAGTTCGTGTCATTGCTATGCTTGATTATTATAGCCAATTGGTCTTAAAACCAATACATTCTCATCTTCTGAAGTGTTTGGAATCTTTAGACTGTGATAGAACCTTTACACAGGATCCTAAGTTTTCAGTTCCTCTAAACCCAAATCATCAGATTTGATCTTTAGATTTGAGTTCAGCTACTGACAGATTCCCCGTTCTCCTTCAGAAGAAGGTTATTAGGGCCATCTTCGGACATAATATTGCCGAAGATTGGTATAATCTGTTAGTAAATAGGTTGTACGCTCGGCCAGGACATATTTGTTCTGGTACCGAGGCACAGGAAGACAATTTTGTCTCCTATGCAGTTGGACAGCCTATGGGAGCCTATTCAAGTTGAGCAGCATTCACTCTTACCCATCATCTGTGTGTGCACTGGTGTGCGCACCTAGAAGGTTATGACCTTATGTCCTTCAAGAATTATATAATTCTTGGGGATGATATTGTCATTAACCATGATGGTGTAGCTAAACGTTACACTAAACTTATGAATAAGTTAGGTGTTGAAGTTTCTGCTAGCAAAACTCATGTATCCAAAGATACTTATGAGTTTGCTAAGAGGTGAATATTAAATGGTCAGGAAAT